TAAACCAAGCAATCCGGCGTAAGCTTCGATCACTGTTCGAACGGGAGTATTTGCCCCAAATGACCAGGAAGCTAAGATCGAGTTAAGCGTTTTTTCTCCGTCTCCGCAATCAAAAACGCTGATAATCTCCGGCTCTGCCCAAATATGGCTAACTAGGGAAGTGTTACCCCTAAATAAAACCTCTGGGCCTGTCTCTTGCCGGTAGCCAGCGGATAGGGTAATGCCGTCACCGTATGAATTTAATTCGTTTCGCTTGCTTTCGCCTAAATTCCAAACGCGAATATTTGCCGTATTCGTTGCCCATGATTCGGATTTAAAGACAGAAAAGGCGATCCGTAAGTTTGAAATTTCAAGCTGTCCGCGATAGGTGATCGAAGGCGGAGGATTCGAAAGATCGACTTTCAGATTTATAACGCGATCAAACTGCATTTAATGCCTCGGCTTCAATTGAAATTGCTTCAAGTTCGCCCTCTTCGTAATAGACAAGCTCGAATTTCTGCGACATATCAAAGCGACCTATGACATCGCTACCGCCGACAATATTTTGACAAACTATCTCGCCGACTGGCTTACCGAAAACGGTATAGGGAGCCAGCAACGGGAAGTTAGGGACGATAGTAATTGCATAGATTAAAGGGATCTTGTCGCGATTGTAAATCGTCATTCCCCAAAATTCATTAAGTGCGTTCCAAGTAAACTCTAAAACAAATATTTCACCTGAAAGCTCGATCTGTTCTTGCCACCTTGAAGGCTCTTTAAATGGTATGATCTGCATTATAGTAAAGCTCCTAAGACCGCAGCTTGCGCGGTAATTCTAGGTAAAATAATCGACGGTACGGGTACAAGATCTTGAATTCCTGAATCAATACCGGAGCTTGCTTGATCCTTTAACGAAGTGACCGGATCAGCTTGTATAAACGGATAATTATTCGCGTCGGCAACTATTTCACGGGGGATTTTATCGGGTGCTTTATTAAACGGATTATTCGGATTAAGCGTCAACCGGACAGAGCTATCTAAAAATACTTTTTGAAGGTCGATAACAAAGGTTAAACTTTGTCCTGATTGTACGTTTCTAGGCACTTGTAAGCTTGTTATCACCATGTCGGTATAGACTTTTATTCCGGTGACAACTGTAATCCTTTCCCTTCGGTTATGTATTTCCACAAGCGCGTTAAAAGCGTTTATTGACCGATTGAATGGAGCTAGAAACGAAAGGGGAGTATCTGACACAACGCCGGTTATTTGCAAAGTGTCCGGCTCATTGATTATATGATCCGAAATGATCCGCCCGTCCTCGATAGGATAATTTGTCACGCGTGAGTTATATTGGTGATCTTCGGTTAAAACAGCGTCGATAAGCACACTTGAAACCGTTGTCTGAGCATATTTCTTTCCGAATAGCAGAGATAAAGCCATTATTCCACCTGCGGATTATTGTTTTGAATTTGATAAAACGTGTCTAAGATCGAGTCTTCGATCATTCTTTGCATTTGATCGCCTACATAAGCCGTTTGCTCCGCAGTAGTACCAGAAGGCATATTAACATCAACGGAATTATTTATATAGCTCACCCAACTTGCCGGCAACTGACTTTCGATCCAACTAGGCCCGTAAGACTCTGGCGGAGGGGAGCGAGTAGCTGTCGGATCATAGGTAACATAAGGATTTAAGTAATCAATTGCAGCCGTGACCTTATCAGAGAAGCTTTGCGCTATCTCGTCGATCTTTTTACTACCTACATTAAGAACGTCTTTAAATCCTGCAAAGTCACCGCTGAATAGCGTGCCGTAAAACTTTGATACATATTCAAGATAGTTAAAAAGCTTTTCAAGCACTGGAAAAACATACGTTCCCAACTGCCTGACAAGCCTATCAAAAGCTTGACCCATACCGTTTACGGCCTGCTCGTAAGCTTTGGCCTCCGGCGTTATATCCGGTAGCTTTTGCAATTCCTCATAGGCTTCTTTAACAGAGTCTTTGAATCCGTCAAAGTCTTGCGAGAGATCCGAGATCCTGACGCCTAACTGCTCGCCAAAAATAGCCGAGGCAATTCTAATTCTTTGTTGCTCGTCTTCAATCTCGCGGATCTTTTCAATGATCTTATCAAATAGCTGAATCGGTGTCGTATCCCTTGCAATTTCAATTCCGATTTGTCTTGCGAGTTCGGGCAGCCGGCCGAAACCTTGCACAAACTCATTTAAATCTTTTTGAAGCATGGATAAGACGCCGGCGAATTGCTCCGGCTTAATCCTGAATTTCTGCGCTGCTTGCTGCATGGCAGTTAATTCATTAAGGGAGATACCGAGAGTCCGCGCAAGCTCTTCGGAGTCGAGCGTCGCAGCAGCGATATCGGTAAAAAAATCTCTGATAACTTTAAAGGCGTAACTCGCAGCGGTCGCAGCTATGGCAAAGCGTGTTTTAAATCCTGTTATGGCTCTATTGGTTTCATTGATAGCCTTCTTATCAGTTTTGAAACCTATGCTAATTAGCAGGGATCTTACGATTGACATCTTTAGCCTTTTTTCTGCGTTCGTTGGCGACGTCCGAATTAAATTCTAACATCGCGTACATTTTCATTACGTCATCAAGTGACCACCAACTTTCAAGATCCCTAAGACTGGCAAGCTTTTGAGATACAAGCGACCATATAAAAGCTTCGTCGGCATAATCTGGATCTAAGTTTTTTTCAATTCGGGCGATACTTTCGTCGCTTGCGCTGCCTTGATTAGTTCGGCGATAATACCGCCTTCCTGAAAAAAATCAGAGAAATTTGCCTCTAAAACAAATTGCAAAACAAGATAAAGCTCGTTCAAATTGCCGGCAAAATCTAAGTCAATTTTAGACTTCGTCAATTCCGCGCCATCTTTTCGGACGCCTGTACATAGCTCCAAAACCAGTTTTTCCAGTTCATCAGCATTTAGCTTGTCCACCAAAAGACCGACTGCCAAAGGCAAGCAACTGTCCGGATTTTCCTTATCGCCGGAAGCGACCATCGCAGCAAAAGAAGGGCCGACAAGTTTAAGCAATTTCGCTTGAAGCTTGACGGCTCGCATTGCCGGCATTTGAGTTACTGAGTAATTCGATTCTCCGATTACTTTTTCTTTTGTTTCAATCATTATGGATTTTCCCCGTTACCACCGATAAAGACATCCATCTCCGCGAGATCGAACGCCCACGCGCGATTATTATTTGTGTTGCCGAAAGTGACATCCGGAAATTGCTGTATCCATCCGGTAGCACTAAACAAAATAGTTGTACCGCTGAGATCCTTAATCAAAATAGGAACCACGCCGAGATTTGCGACGCGATCCGCATTGAGAAAGCCGGATAAAACATCGTTTGAAGGTGACGTCTGCCCGAGGGTTAACGTCATCACTCCGCCGTAATTATTCGTCTTAACTCTAGTTACAAAGCCATCGGCTCCGATAACCTTCGTAAATTGCTGCGTGTCTGCGGTGACCTCTAAAAAAGTACCATCCGCAAAACCGCTCATAGGAACGCCACCGATAGCGATTATAACGCTTTTGGTATCAAATGTCCGTACTGCCATGTTAAAAGCTCCTTAATGTTTTAAACTGATACTGTTCCGCGAATAACCACCGCATGAATCGCGCCGGCAAGCGTTGCCGTAAACTTTACGTTTCGCAAGATTCGGTTTGCCTTATCGGCCGGAGGAACATCGGCAGCTTTAGGAACCGTGACCAGAGGCGACGGATCGGAGGCAAGGAAATCATTCGATACGCCTAACGCTAAGGCTCGCATTACTTCGGCTTGTACGACCGCGATACCGGCATCGGTATAAGGTACTTTCGGGTTATTAACTAGCACCGAGAAAACAAATTCTTGGATTCGAGCAGTAAGCCAGTCGATACCTCGGACGATATCAATATATTCGCCCTGCGCTACTGTGCCGTTTGCTGTGATTCCTACACCGCCGACAAATTCGTATGTGTTGGCCTTTTTAGCCAGAGCATTATTGCTTTGTGTCGTCGTTAAATTGCTGTAAGAAATCCCATTCAAACGCTTAAATTTCCAAGTTTCTGACCCTGGCTCTAATGGAAGTACTCGACCAAACCAAGCAGCTTCCGGAAAGTCAAAATCCGCGTCTTGGTGATACATTACAAAAGTCCGGACATATCCAAGCTGATTTAAAAAGGCTGCGATTGAAGTCGTATCCGTACCGGCTGGCACGTTGATAATATCCGGATCGCTTGAAGCTGTACCAAACAATTTAATTCTAGCCTCGACCCAAGCAGCAATTGCCTTAACGGTCGCAAGATCCCTAGTAGTAGCTATTAAAGCGTACCAGGTTGAATTTGCGTTGTTAATAGCTGTAAGATCATCGGCTACAGGATTCGCAGCGACTAAGGGCTGTATAATCATTCCCTTTTGAACGCTCATCACTTCCGCGCTGACTGTCAAAGAAAACGGCTGTGTAAGATCATCGGCGATTAACTCGATTGTGTCGTCTCCGTTTAAGGTCGCGGTGACTGGCACTAATTGAGGGATCGCATTAATCAAGTCTACTAAGACCGTAGCAATTTCGTTCGCATTTTGAACGGTTACAAGGCTTGTGTAGTCGTAATTAATTCCGTTGATCGTGATTCGGTAAAGCTGATTCGGCTCGACCTGTGTAATCCTTACTTTTGCTTGGTTAGGATTAATGATCGTCGAAGAAACCTTAAGCGTCCATGCTGTACCAGGTGTTTTATTTTGAAGGGTAAAAGTACCATCCAAATTGTCAACGGCGAGGACTGGCAAGTCGGGCTGCGGAGGTGTATCGTTAATAGCTGCTACGATATCGCCGGCAATTGATTCGGGAGTCACGGCCTGCAAAGGATTTGTGATCGTCGCTGTCGCCTGAGAAACGCCACCGGTAACGACAAAGCTATTGACGACGGCGGTAACGTTCGGAGGCCCTTCGACTGTAAGAGTCCGGAAGTTAACGCCGGAAACTATAGCCGTATAGGTCGGGTGATCGACGACAATCGCGCTTGCAATGTTATTCATAGTCGTTTGCGTATCCACTGAGAACACGAAACCACCTTGCGCGATATCTGCGTCCGGCTGCGAAGCTCCGAGAGTCGTAACTACTGAATCAACGGAGTTTGTGCCTGGCGCATTAAAGACGACTGTAATTTGTCTTGCGCCTGTAACGGTCGAAGATCCGCCACCGGTTACCGCTGCGTTTGTTGCGATTTTTGCAGCTACAAGGGCGATAGTTGTCGCTTGATCTGTCAAGAAAGTATCGGGTGACATTGCCACGCCGTTAATGGTCGCTACGATCGAGTTAAGAGCTACGAAATCACTATCGAAATTGATAACCGCCGTTACTGTGCCGACTTCGACGCCGTCCACGGTGACCGCGATACGGTTTCCGGTAACAAGGTTAGCATTAAGATTAACCACGCTAAAAGTAGTCGTCGACGTTGAGGTAACCGAAATTTCTTCGCCGTCAATCGTCAAAATGTAATCCTCGGCAGTCATCGCGGTTTCAACTGAAATCGTGACATCGTCAACTTGACGGCGACCGATAGCAATTTGAGGCGGTGAAATTTCTTGCGAGAATATGTCTTGCGCTGCAATATATTCTAAATCTGACGGATCAAAGTCGGCTGCGACCTCGTCCATATCAGCGTAAAAACGTATTAAGTCCGAAAACCTAACGTTTGCCCCGAGGATCATCGGGATTCCGAATCCTGCTTCGGTTACTGTCTGCGTCTGTCTTGTTATTACGACGTCGACGATATCACTTAAAGGCATAATTTTCCTCCTATGGACTTGTAATTGTTATCGTCTCATCGTAGACGATTGAGCCAGTAGCATCTTGATAAACTTCTTGTACTTCTATTTCGTCGAAATAGCCAGGCGCATCCGTGTAGATTTGAGCTATGCCGAATAAAATATCCAAGCTTCCTCGTCTTTCCCATTGCGAATCGACCAGCTCGGTTATGTCGGCTATGGTAAGAGCTTGATAGAAAGCGATTCCGTTTGCTCGCAATGTATCTAAAACAGTTTGTTTTTGCAATGACGTTCTAATATTTTCTAACACTGTTAGGGGATCGCCACCGTAGGCGTTAACTTGCAAAGTAAATTGCCGGTCGCCCTTCATATCAATAACACCCGATGAATTGGCATCCGGAGCCGACCAGTCTTGATTTATCGAAACAATCGAATTCAAATAATAGGTGACGTAAGCGGTCGCAGGGTTAGGCGCGTTAGGCTCCCACAAAATTACAGGCATCCCCGAAGGAACTACAGTAATTAACCACTGATAAAGATTTAGTTTTACAGTCGCGAAGTTTAAAGCCATTAGGGCAAAGCCTCCAACTTTTGAGCGTAAAATTTAAAGTGATTTACTATTCCAAAAATAGGGGGGTTATTCTGCCAAGGCTCGACGCGAATTACTTCGTATCTTTCGCCGAAGATTTGCACTTGATCCGGATTCGCACCGCCGGCAATGACATTAACATCCGTTGAAGTAAAGAGAGAATAAGTCTTGCGATTGCGTCTTCCTTCCGGCTCACACATTAACTCTTCGCCGGTAGTCGGTTGTATGCTTGCAGTGATAGGGATAAGAGTTTCGCCACCTTCTACCCAAATACCGTTAACGTAAGAGCCGGCAGCCTTCCGGTAAAGGTTAACAGGGATTCGGAATATCTCAAAAGGCGACGTCATTTTTAAACCTTATATCGTGATTTATTCTGACATTCCAAAGAGCAAATTTTTACATCGGACTTTGAATTTTTGCCACCGAACCACTTCGAATCACTTGCCCACTTGAAATTTTTCTTGCAAATTGCGCATTTATGGATCAAGTCGACTTTTGGCTCGTCGTCATCTGGGAGTAAGGAAGTCTTTTCCATGTAAAACCGCTTTACACTACTTTTTTGTTCTTATCGCATACGTCACCGACTTAACCATCTGGCCGAAGTCTATTAATGGCTTACTCGATCCTTTCCTTGCAATTGTAGCCGGAGAGTTAGGCGGAAAAGTGATCGCTCGGATCTTTCTTTGTATCAATCCGACAATGACTTGACCGACTATCCCTAACCCTGCTTGCAGGGAGATATCGCCGTCAATGACTTTGCCGTATTGTATCGCGACCGCTTTCTCGATAAGTGCTAAATTCTCATCGAAGGCAGTTCGCATAAAAGATCTTTGCGGAATTTCCCTAGTGCCGAATTCGTTTTTTGCTGCGTATTCGGCGACGCTTAAGCCGGCTTTTTGTGTCCGGCCGTTCTTAGTTTGAGATTGAGTCTTTGCCTGCTCTTGAATTCCAACTAGCAGGGTTGAGCGTTGAAGCTCTTCAATCTCGGCTAAAATAGCATCATAGCCTAAATCAATATCCACAACCACAGGACGGGCCATACCACCTCGGGCCTACATTTGTTACATACGCGCCAACTCTAAATTTCGCTAGAATATTTAAATATTGCTGCCCGTATGGAGTAGAACCAAACGCGTTACCGTTTACCGTCGCCGATAAACCTAACGATAATTGACCCTCTGCAATACTAGTTCCTACGCCTAAATAAGCGTTGCCTTGCATTACAAGATAATGAGCTAGCAAATTAGCAAAGGCCAACGCTGCGCAACACCCTAAGAGTCGGCAATTAACCATACATCTTAGGGCGTCGATCAAAGCGTTATAGCCTGCTAATTTTACCGGATCTGTAGTCGCAAATTGAGGCGCGATCACGAATAATAACGCCAAAATTTCCGCATTTGTTATGCTTCCGCAACTAGCCATCATTAACCTATTCGTTTAACGACTTTAGTTTCTTTTTAGCTTCCTCGATCACTTTAGGTCGAGTGTCTTTGTCAATCAGAGATTGAAGATATTCCCCATCCTCTGATTTATCTATAAGCTTCAAAGTCGCCTTTACGCTGAGGCGATCCGTTGGCTCGCTGTCCTTATCCTCGGCATCGTCGACCTTTGCAGGCGACGAGTCCGAAGGGGATTCCGGTTTCTTAAAGGCAGGCGGTTTTTCCAGGGGAAACCCTGGCGGTACTTCCAGGATCTTATTAAGGACGCGATAACTAAAAGTTTTCGTCCTCATAAAATCATAAAAGTCTTTATCACTTATTTCATTGTAGCCGGCTTTAATCGCGTAGCCACCGATAAACAAAGTGTTAAGTCCTTTATATTTTACCTGCACCATATTAGATACCTTCGCCTATGATTAAGGACAATGGATAGTAAATTGAAACGCCACCGAAGCGAGATTCGCAAGGGATAACAAATTCAAGGTTACGCTCTTGAGGGCTGTACTGAGTGAACGGAAGCGGAATTGCCATTTGCAATTTGTTTTCGCTCTTCTCGTAAGCGACCATAATATCGACGCCACCTTCTCCTTGACCTGCCAATTTTGGCACGGGGATAACTGCGCGAATATAAGGGTTATTCAATAAGAAGTAATTTAAAATTGTTGTATCACTATTTGCAGATCTTGGAGTCGAAGCAATTAACGTATACTGAGCCAAAGGCAGCAATAAAGTATCTGGCATTTCAACTTCGTTCGAGTTAACGACGATCTGATTTACAATTAAGTTCATGTCACGCAAGATTTGATCCGGCGTTTTGTTAACCCAAGCAGTCGGCCCACCAGGCAAAGCACCTGCGCCGTCCGCTGGCACGGACTGAGCCGGCACGTTCGGGTTATTCAAAAGACCAGTCATCCCCACGGCAGGATTACCAAAGAAAGCGAGGTTATCGACCGTTTGATCGTTAGCTCTTCGAGCAGCTTCGGCAAGTCTTAAAGGCAAGCCGACACGCGCCATTTGCGCAGCTCTAATTTCTTGGTGAGAATAACGATAGCTTGATCCGATTCCCACTACTGGGTTAGTCAACTGCGTACCGATTACCCCTGCCTCTGGCAAGTCATCCGCGTAAGAATTGATAATTCTAGCGCGTCCGACTGCTTGATATTGCGTCGCTGTAATGTATTCCGCACCGGCTGGGATATCGTAGTTAATCGGGATCAACTGAAACGACTTCAAAGCAGGGTATTGGTATTCATAAATCTTAGACTGAATAAACTCCAACTGACGGGCAAAAAAGATATCGCCGGCTGCGTCGAGGTTTAAGCTTTTAAATCCATCTTTGTTAAACATTCTCAAAGCTCCTATTAAGGTATGTTAAGTTCTAAAACAGCAATACCGCCAACTACTCCGTTACCTTCACGCCAGATAGCCGTTGTAACAGGGATTAAGACCGCGTTTCCGCTATCGCTATCGCTTCGGAAGGAACCCAATTGAGTATTGAGGCCGTTCGGAGCTACGCGCAGGTAAACAGGGCTATTTGAGGTGACCACATCTTCGGGAACCACATAGATACGACCTTGCGTAAGAGTCGGAGCAACTTCACCCTGAAAGTAAGGGTTAGGAATTCCGCTTGATAATTGCAAGTTCGGGCCTTGGTTGGGTAACCATTGATTCATTTTGTTATAAATCGCTTGAGTTACACCGAAGAAAGTACCGCTTTGGCTTGACGTAGTTGTAACAGTCGCTTGAGAAGCTCCGAGGGTGACCACAAAACTTGTAACGACGGTCGCAGTGCCGACCACTGAAATAATCGTGATTGTACGGTTATTCGCTCCGCCAACAACTGCGCTAGCCACTGAGGGAATAGCTGCAATTTCATCGGCGATAGCTTGCATAGTGATAAGGTGTGAAGTATCAAAAGTAACCGGAGCAATGGCGACGCCGTTGACCGTAGCATTAATAACGTTAGCAGTGACCAAGTCCGCAGAAAACACGCTTGAAGCTGTGTCATTTCTAGGGAGCATAATCTTGTAGTCAACGTTAAAAGGCTTCATTACCCCAACAGCAGCCGGAATTGTTTCCAAGCACTGAGGCGATAAAGTATTTTTGAAACCGCAATCCGCAATCCGTCCAGGTATGCCGATAGGCATATCAAACGGATAAGTATTCTGGAAATAAGCTGGCGCAGACATTATTTACCCCCTACAGTATTAATCATATTTTTTTGAGTTTCCATCATCTTTTGACGGGCTTTAGCGGTTGGGCTTTCACCGTCAAATTTAGTGTCTTTCTCTGGGAAGTCGACATTATCCACGTTAACTTTTCCAGTGTTTTTGTCATCTAAGATAGTGTCAAACATTGCCTCGATATAAGCAGGGGATTTGCCATCAAGGCTAATGCTTTTTCTGCATTGCGCGATCACGGCTTTTTTAATTTCAAGATCGCTCATAGAATCGAGGTTAGCACGCTTCGATTTTTCAAGCGTGTTTTGTGCGAAGGCGAGAACCTTAACGCGCTCACTAACCGCTTTCTGAAACGAGGCTGCATCCATCTTTGCTTCGGCAGTCGTCGCGCCGTCTTTCTCTTTTGGATCGTCTGCACGCTCCTTATAAGAATCGCGCTCGGCTTCCGTTCTTTCTAGCTTGTCGCGAATCATTTTAATTTCATCTTCGACGCGCTTCTTTTCTTCTTCGAGATTTTTTAAATCTGTCATAAGGCGATCAACATAATCCGCAGTCGCTGGCTCAACCATGACCTCTTCATTGTCAATCTTTATTTTTCTTTTAACCATTTGTTCTACCTCTGTTAAAATTTCAACTGTATCTTGACTATCCAAAGCGATTCGGGCTTCTCCGCCAGCGCGCGCGGTGTTGACAATCGCCAAATGATTATAACGAATATTCTTTTGACGAAAATCGTACGGCTCGCCGTTGTATTCCCCGTTTTCTGGGTGTAAATCGACGGTGTAACCAAGCGACAGTTCTTTGCGCCCCTGATTTTTAATCCAGTCAACGCCGTCTTGGTCGGTGATTACGACCGGCGCAATGATATAGTCGCCGTCCTTCTTAATCGTTTCGCCGGTGTAGCCTATGGATAGGTGTTTTGCGTTTCTCGCATTAACCAGTTTTTCTTCGGGGTGATTATTTGTGACGGGGATAAGCTCCATTGAAGCGATAGACTCTTCATCCCATACGTCGTCGGGGTGTCTGAGTTCTCGGCGTAAAGATCCGTCGGCATTGTGATAGTTGAAAATGCCCGTACGGGTTACAACGGCGTTCGCTCTGATATAGCCTTCCTCGGTGAGAGTAGCATCGCCTCTAACGGCTCCGCGATCATATCTTGCGACTTTCTCGATCATTATTCATTGTCCGGTTTTAGGCTAGGCCATTTTTTATAGACTTGTCTTTTGATACACTCCGGATCTTTTGCATTGTGCGCATAAGAAAGCGCAGCGCGTGCGCGCTCCATCGTATCTATAGGGTAAGCACCAGGCAAACCGCAAGCATTACCAGCAAAATTATCAGGGGATACATTCGCATACTCTCCGACATTCGAACCGCCTGGACTGTTCTTTAAGGCATGTTCTCGCGCAGCGGAAACCATCATGCCACGCTCTATTTTGTTAGTTTCTTTAGTTGCCATCGAAAAGACCCTCTATTATTGGAATTGGTACGCATCGACAATTAACATCTTGCGAAGTATGGACATTAGTTCCGCCAATGCTTGACCTTTTTTCCCACTTTCCGGTATCCTCGTTCAAGTAAACCGTCGGATCATCCCATCGACAGATTTTATCATCTAGTACACGGTGAGAAGGTCGGACGCGTTCGTCTCCGGAAGTCTGCCAGCGGTATTGCGTGATACC